GGAAAGGATATTATCCAATTGCTCACGAAGAAGGACCTAACATGAATCGTAAACAAGTTTTAGATTGGTTTACTTCTGTATGTCAATTACCCGCTGCAAAAATTTTTCATAATGCTATGTACGACGTATGTTGGATACGTAAATTAGGTATAAATATCAATGGTTTAGTGTTAGACACAATGATTGCAGCTAGTCTAATTGATGAAAACAGATATTCATACACGCTCAATACTTTGTCTTGGGCATTTTTAAAAAAAGGTAAAAACGAAACAAGATTAACTGAAGCTGCAAAGTCAAGAGGACTAGATCCAAAAGCTGACATGTGGAGATTACCTGCGATGGAAGTAGGAGCGTATGCAGAAAAAGATGCTGAACTAACTTTAGAACTTTGGCAGATTTATAAAAAAATAATTAAAGAACAAAACTTACAAGAAGTTTTTAATCTTGAGACAGATTTGTTTCCTTGTCTGGTCGATATGCGATTTCTTGGGGTGAAAGTGGACGTTGAAAGAGCTCATAAATTGAAGCAAGAGTTAGCGCTACAAGAAGAAATGTTAATCCACTCAATAAAAAAAGAAAGTAACCAAGAAGTTCAACTATGGGCTGCAGCAAGCATTGCCAAAGTTTTTGATAACCTAAATTTATCTTACGAATTAACTGCGAAAACAAAATCACCTTCTTTCACTAAAAATTTTATTACAAATCATAAACATCCTGTAGTTAAGATGATAGCAGAAGCTAGAAAGATTAACAAGGTAAGAACAACTTTTATCGATACCATTATTGATCATGAACATTGTGATAGAATACATGCAGATATAAATCAAATAAGATCTGATGAGGGTGGTACTGTTACAGGAAGATTTAGTTATGCAAATCCAAACCTACAACAAATACCCGCTAGGGATCCAGTAACAGGTCCTATGATTCGATCATTATTCATACCAGAAGATAATTGTAAATGGGGATGCTTTGATTACTCGCAACAGGAACCAAGACTTGTTGCACACTATGCATTAAGATTTGAATTACCATCTGTAAATACAATTGCAGATTCTTACGATACAGATCCATCAACAGACTTTCACAAAATAGTTGCAGAGATGGCAGAGATACCAAGATCAGAAGCAAAAACAATTAATCTTGGATTATTTTATGGTATGGGTAAAGCAAAACTACAAGCAGAATTAGGAGTATCAAAAGATAAAGCTGACGAATTATTTCAAAAATATCACAACAGAGTTCCATTTGTAAAACAATTAATGAATAAAACAATGAAAGCTGCAGAAAATAAAGGTGAAGTAAAAACTTTATTAGGCAGACGTTGTCGATTTCCAAAATACGAACCTGTACTTAGAGGTGATGACTGGGGTAAATATGTACCTGCAGAAGATCACGAAAGAATGTTAGAGCTTCAACAAATGGGGCCAACACTTTTAGATGAAAATGGTGAAGACACGGGTAAGAAAAATTATTGGCATAATAATTCAGCACGTAGAGCATTTACATACAAAGCTTTGAATAAATTAATTCAAGGTAGTGCAGCGGACATGACAAAGAAAGCAATGGTAGAACTTCATAAAGAAAAAATTTTAGCACACATACAAGTACATGATGAACTAGATTTTTCAGTTGAGTCAAAAGAACAGGCACAAAAAATAAAAGACATAATGGAGAATGCTGTTGACTTAGAGGTGCCAAACAAAGTAGATTATGAGTCTGGCCCTAATTGGGGAGAAATAAAATAATGTACTATGTCTTATTTAAATGCTAATATACCGCCGATTTATTGTAAAATAAGAAGGGAG